AGTCTCACGAGCTGTAGTTGCGTTACCCGCAGCAGCAGCGTTGTCAGCTAGTAGTGAACCTTCCATATCACGCTTAAGCTCTTTAGAAGCCTTTGCTAGTTGGTGAGCCATTTCTGACTTTTTACCAGCGTTGTTTACAGTCTCGTGAGTACCAGTAACCTCAACAACCTTTTTAGAGATTTGTGTTTGGTTAGATACACGAGTTGTAGCAGTAGTCGCTGCTGTTCCGGCAGCTGCTCCTTCAACGTGGTAGTTATTAATTACAGCAGCAGCAAGTGCTTCTGTTTGCCACTCAAATAGAGTGTTAGATACTGAACCTTTACCAGTAATACTGGATAGGAACGGAGTATCCGTTGGTGAAATATCATAGATTACATCAGACAAATCCTCACGGATTGCTGTTGCATCGTATGTCTTAAATTGCGTAGGCATTATCCTATCTCCTTAAAGCATATCATAAAAGACAGAAGCGGCATCTTGTTGTTTGCCTGACTTCTGTAACCTTGCACGCTTTTTCTTAATGGCCTCAACAGCTACATCTTCTTTAGAGTTACCTCTTCCAGACTTTTGTACTTTAGGAACTTTCTTAACTGCCTTTTTCTTAGGAGCAACCTTGGTTGTCAGCTTGTCATACTCCATAGCTTTCTTAATTACTAGAACACTACGGTGGTCTGCCAACTGGTTAATCTCTTCTGGTAAAAAGCCTACTGATTTAGCGTACTCTTGTACATCTTTCTTTACAGTAGATTCTTTATCGTTCCACTCAGGTAAAGCCTCAACTAGTCTCGCATATTCTTGTTGAACAAAGTGAGCTCTAGCTCTTGCAGCTTCTTCAGCTTGCTCTTGTTGTATAATAGCTTGCTGTTGTTGCACGTTTTGTACTTTTTCCTGTGCGTCTCTGTACTCGTCTCTTTTGAGTATATACTGATATGGGTCTTCATCTTTTAAAGTTTGCCAATCAGTATTTTCAAACTCTTGAAGTTTACTGCTTTGTTGCTCTCGCAACATTTGTAAACCATTAGCGTACATTTGCCTCTCTTGCTCTAGCTTCTGACGCTCGGACAGAATTGCTTCAGTCTCCTTACGTTGCTCTGCTAGTGCTTGAGACTTACGAGTATAGTCAGCTTGTCTTTGGTATCCGTTTTTAAGCTCATCAATACCAACCTCTAGTTCTTCTCCGTCTACCTTAATGGTGTACTTTAAATCTTCTTCGGCTACTACATCAAACTCTTCTTCTTCTACCTCTTCCTCGGTTTCTTCTTCAGCTTGTCCTTCTTCTTCTTCGGGGGCTTCTTCTTCTACCTCTTCAGCTTCCTCTGTTTCCTCTACCACTTCCTCGTCAACAGGGGTATCGGTTTCCTCGCTTGCGGTTTGCTCTTCTGAGTCCCACATATTAAGGATTTGGTTTGCAGCATCTTCTGCTGAACCTTCTCTTACTCTTTCAAATCTACCTTCTTGGGTGTTCTCTACAGAATCCATAGGTTATCTCCTCTACTGTGTTAAAAAATCTTCTTGCTCCCTTTCAGCAAGTTTGCCTGTCTCAAGTACTGAAGTTATATGTTGATTAACTAAATCCAGTGCTTTGATTGTTATATATAATCTATCTCTTTCCACTTCCTCGGCAACTTTAGTGTCAAGCAAGTATTGTACTAATGCTTGCTTAACTGTGGCTAGAGCCTCTACATATAGAGGATGTTCTAAAATCTGTTTAGCTTGGTCTGCCCTTGCTATTTCTTCTCCCTTCTTCCCCATATCAGTTTCCTATCTTAACTGCTCGTTCTTGTTCTCTCTCAAGTACAAGCTCTTGTTGTTTAAGTGCAAGCTCTGCTTTCTTAATTTCTAACTCTTGTGCTTTAATCTGCATATCTACCTGTGCTTCTTGTCTTTTTAGCTCCAGGTCCTGGGCAGCTATGTCAGCTTCCAGTTGCATTTCTTGTTGTTTAATAGCAGACTCTTGTTGTATTTTTTGTAGCTTAACTTTTATTTCTTCTGCTTTAAGCTGTGCTTCTGCTTGCTTGGCTTGTTCCTCTGGACTAGGTCCTTGTTTTTTAGGAACATCCTGATCGCCTGGGTCTGTAATAAAGTCATCTACATTCTTCATACCCATAGCTTTTATCTGTTCAGCTACTAAGTTGTATACATTCTTAGGTTTGAGCAACATACCAGCAGATGGGTGTTGTGCAATCATTTGTATTGTTTGTGACAATCTACCTAAGTGCATTAGGTTCATATCTTTATTGCCAAATCCTAATCCAACTTGTGCTACACAATCTAATTTTTCTTTCCACTCGTGCGGATAAAGCGTAGTCCATTTGTTGTTTAGTCTTACAATTTTCTCTGGCTTTTCAAACTTTTGTACTAACATATAGACAGAGTTTGCTAGGTCTTTCATACCCGTTTCAGCAAATATTCTGGCTATTAATTCTATTTTTTGCTGTGCGGCAGTCATAACTTGACCGACACCTGTAGCAGTTTGGTGAGACTTTAGCCCACCCTCAGATAAACCCATTGAGTTCTTGCTAACACCAGTTCGTTCTTCTCTAATGCTGTCTAAATACCCTAGCATATTAAAAGAATTCTGGTCTAGTTGCGGTGTCCCTAGTGGGTTTACCGCACCTGGTGTTCGTACTCTTACGATTCCACCTGGTCTAGAAGTCATTAGGTCATCTAGATTCGCTTGACCTTCCACTACTTCGTATCGCCCATTGTTTGTTAGATACATATTGTCTAACAAGTTACGCATTAGTGTAGTCTTTATGAGTTGAAGGTCGGAGATTAAGTCATAAATACTCAGACCGTAAAACTTATGAGGCATTGGTATAGGTGTAAGGGAGGAGAAGGGAACACTATCCACAGCCTCATTATCTAACAGTTCATCTCCAACCTTCGTTACTTTTCTTAGTTCAGCAATGCCATCGTTGTCAAAGTCAACACGCATGTAACATTCTGTAACCCAGATTCCATCGTCAATGTCACCCTCTGGTGAATTGTCTTGTTCGTGTGAGAATCTAGAAAGTCTTTCAGCTTTATAATCAGCTTCATCATTACTAAATATATTCTCTATTTTATTTTTAGGGTAGCCTTGTTCTAGTAATTCTGACTTTGTTCTCTTAACCCTGTGTCCTACAAAACGAGCATCCTCTATTGTTTTAGCATACTTGTTTATTAAAAATTCTTCTGGTGGTACAACTTCTATACGAACTTGTCCATCTTCATAGGTTCTGTTAACAACAACATCATGAGTAACAACTTGTGGTGCAAGAGCCATTTCATCCATGTTTTCTTCACCGCCATTAGCTGTGTGCTCTTTTACCTCGACATTGTCATCCATTAAAAGTGCAGTAAATTCTTCTTCTGTTAAGTTCTTATACTCTTCTCTTAATGTCTCACTGCTATCATCCCAATAGTGTTTAACTATACCATTTTTTTGTAGCAGTGCATCCTTAAACCATTGGTATATAATATGAAAACCCGGGTTTTGTCTCATGATTACATAATTAACATAATCAGTAGACTGCTTTGCCATCTCTACATCTTCTGGTCCTTGTGGCTCAAACTGTACTACCTTATCCCCAGAAGTAAATATCTTCATAAGGCTTGGCATAATCCATTCGATTACGTCAGCTACATCTCTAGTGACAATTTGTGAACGACCTTCCTGCTCATTACCATACTTTTTACCATAGTAACGGTCTAATGCATCGGAGCGTTGTTCTGTTAGCTTTCCGTCTTTGTAGCCTAAAGCAGATTGTATTTCTTGCTCTAGGTGAGCAGATAGCTCACGCTTTGTCATTTTTGCCATAAATTATTTACCTTTATTTATAGGGTATGTTGTTTCTTTCTTAGGTGGCGGATTACTGCTGACTGCCTTCATTATTTCTTTCAGGTCTTTAATGTCTTGTGCCATTTCTATTAATTTATTTTCTAACCACTTTGGGTTCATTGGCATATACTTCTCCTTATACTATCCAACTTAAATCAGTCTCAGGGAGTTCCCTTCCCCAGACACTATCATTGCCTGTAAACACTACATCTGTTACACATAAATAACGAAATGCATCACTAGCATGCGAAGTCCAATCATGGACTGGTCGTTGTGACCAAATTTTCTTTTTATCATCATAACTACTTCTATATTGTAGTAATGCTTCTAAACCTTTCTTGGTTTTTTCTTCATCAAACCAACACTTGTTTAAATAAGTTCTAGTAGTATCAATACCATCCATAACTTTTAACTTAGGTGCTACTTGAAAGTCAATACCTAGGTCAAATGCTAGGTCTCGTCTTGACTTACCAGTAGAAAATTCTCTAACTACTATATCATGTGGTGCTATATGTGCGCCATAATGATACCCTTTTTGATTAAGTACATCTATGTAGTAAGGTAGTCCTTCGTTTGAACCTTCAAAATAATCTATAACGTGTACTGCTTTTCCTACAAACTGACAGAACCAAATTGAAGTTGCGTCACTTACTCCTAAGTCCCAGCTTGTTACTACTTGTTTAGACGGGTCATAAGGGACTTTCCCCACTCGGTCTTCTTCATAAGCAGTTTCAATCTCTTTAGCATAATACGCACCTCTAAGTGCAGCAGACCAAGAACACTCGTATTCTTGTTCAAATTCAGTCTCTGCCATATCCTGTTTCGCAAGTTCCAACTCTTCATCATCTAGTATCCCTGTTTCACTCGCTTTGTATAAGAATCTGGCCCATCCCTTCCTCTCTGGAGCAGAGTGATATAAATCATAAAATTCGTTCTTTCCTTTAGGTGTGCCAATAAATATAGCATAACCTTTCCTATCTGAGAGTGCCGGCCTTATAACCTCTGAGAACATCTTAGGGTTCATTTGGGCATACTCATCTAATACTACACCGTCAAGATAAATTCCACGGAGAGTGTCATAGTTATCAGCTCCGTACAGTTGTATCCTAGCTCCCATGAAGTCAGCTCTTAGTTCCGCTTCATTAAACTTAACCTCAGGGAATACGCTGCATAGTCTTTTTAATTCATCCCAAGCAACTGTCTTAGCCTGCTTAAATAGTGGTGCTATGTACGCATATCTAGGTTGTCTCTTACCAGCTTGTATATCTTCTACAGAACTTTTAATTAACTGGTTTATAGCAAATACAGTCTTACCAAACCTTCTGTGACATACAACAACATTAAATCTATTTAGATTAGTATGTAAGTGTTTCTGTAAATCCCTAGGTGTATAGGGTATTACTATAGATTTCCTCTCCTCTTGCATAAATACTAGTGTACTTTGCTACTTTTATCCTTTAATAATTGATTAGCGTCTGCAATATCCGACTCATCACTAGCCCATTGTATGTCAAACTGTCTATCTTCTACAACAACGTGGTGTTTAGGAGACCATCCGGCTTGTGTCTTTAACCAAAACGTAGTCATGCTAGGAGATTCACCGCTAACTGCCATTTCATAGGCTACACCTGCTACTCGGGCGGTGCGTTTTTCTTTACCTACTAGCAAATTGTGTGCATAATATTTTGTTAGGGTCGCATTACTAATACCCATAACCTTAGCTATAGTGTGCTGGTCTAATCCTATAGTAACCATCTCTTCTACCTTAGAATAATCGTCATCTGTAGGTTTATACGTTTGTCCTCTTTTGATTCTAGACTTTTTACCACCAGCTTTCTTAGATTCTGAACTAAGACCACCAGTAGGTCGACCTCGCTTACGCTCTATCTTTAATACAGCATCTGCTGGTACGACACCCTTAGCTGATGCAACTGCATAACGTAGTTCTTCTTCGAGTTCTTTTTCTATTTCTCTAATCTCATCTTCTGAGTCTATAGAGATTTCACCTTTATTTGCCATATACTAATATTATACCATAAAATTGCTTATTGTGTTCCTAGAATATATACAAAGTTATTCATTTAATTTATATAAACAATTAATATTGGTTCAATGTAACTTTAGTAGCGTGGTTCTAGGAATAGTAGCTTAGTTAACTTAAAATATAAGCAATATTATACCATATATTTCTTAGTTTGTGTAAGTATTTTATTCATTGTGCCCGAATTCTGGGTAGGTGTGCAGGGAATTACTCAAAAAATAATAATTTTGGATGGAGGTAGGATTCTGTGTGTGTGCAAATTCGTGGAAAGGGTGTCCGCCCCTCGCCTTTCTGGGCTTTTCTCCCCTCGTTTTTATTCGTAGACACTCGAAGGGTATAAACTCCCCTTTTGTTTTTTATTCGGAGTCGAATTCATAGTTTTTATATATCATTTTCTTAATACACAAGGTACACAAAGTTTTAATTAAATGTAAATAAATCCATGTTTTTACTTGACAAAGTAATAAAAGCTAAGTAATATAATCCCTGCAATAATGCAAAAATGGAGATATAAAACAAATGACAAATAAAAAGCAATTTACAAAGGATTTAAACGAATATTTATATAAATGGTTTGAAGTTTACGAGTGCATTCCTTTAGTAGTTAGACTCAAAGGAAAAGAATACACAAGGACTGAGTTCATGCCTTATGTTAATAATGAACTTAAACTCTGGAATATAAACGTATAATCATAAAAGCTAAGGGCTTTCACATCGAGAGCCTTTACCCTTTATTATAAAATGGAGATATAAAGAATGGAATACTTAAACAGACTCACAGAGTCAAAAATGACGGGTAAATTGCAAGGAATACCCGCTTTAAATACTAACACCTTGACAAATAAATACTGTAGCAAAATGAGAAGCACAGACACTATTTGTAAAGTTTGTTATAGTGCCTCGATGTTAGAAGGTTCAAGGAAGAATTGCGCTCCATCATGGGAGAAGAATTCAAAGGCTTTAGAGAGCATTATACCCCTTGATAATTTACCCTCGATTAACGCTCATACTTTCCGCTTCCATGCGCATGGAGAGTTAATCAACTACGAGCATTTAATTAACTTTATTAACATAGCTAAATTGAACCCTGATACTCATTTTGCACTTTGGACTAAGAGAAGCAACTTGGTAAAACAGTTCTTAGAGTGCGAGGAAGCACCCAAAAACATCATTTTTATTTATTCTAACCCAAAAACCAATAGAATAATAGAAAAGCCCCCTAAAGGCTTTCATAAGGTTTTTAACGCTTCATATAATGATAGTGTTAAGGAAGGTCAAGTACATTGTACTGGGCAAAAATGTGTAGATTGTATGGCATGTTATAGACATAACGAAAATACAGTTATAATTGAGAAAGTAAAACGGAGATAAAACAAATGGAAAAAATACTTAATACTTATAAGATAGTACACTATCAAGAACTTGATAACCTAAGCGAAAACTTAGGGGTATCAATTAAATTTATTAATGCTAAAAATGATTATGAAGCAATGGCAATAGTTAGAGATAACTATAACATTCCTTTGGGTTGGATTAAAAGCAGTACATTAGCTAAATCAGGGGGTAAATAATGATATTAGATATATTCATTGCCTTACTGGTTATTATAGGACTGTGTTGTGTTGTAGTAACTCAGGACTATGCAAAAGAAGTTAATGACAAAATAGACAAGGAATTACAAGAATGAAAACACTTTATAAAATACTTATGACACTAGGTGCAATCGGTGTTATAATTAATACAAGTATATTATTATGGCAAGTACAAGTGATTATCAGCCTTAATAATTCACATAATTGGCTTGACTTAACCTTCGATACATGGTTTAATAGCCTATAGAGATAATCTCCGAGTCCTGAGCATGACTTAATAAACTGCTCCCAAATTTGTAGCATGGATGTATACCCCTTCAGCTACATCTCACAGGTATCTAGTGCCAATTGGTGGAAGTCCTGAAAATCTAGAGAGGAGTCCTGAGTATGACATAAAACTACTCACTTGTTTATACTAAGCAGAAAAATTAAAAGGGATGAGGTTATAAAAGGCAGTACACAAGTATGCGAACCAAGTCAAGTTACATAACCGAAGCAAGTATAAATTAGTTGTTAGAAATATAGGCTATTGCTATTAACTCATGAGGGCGATAGTCTATACTCCTATTAACTAAGAAAGGGAAATAAAATGAAAGATATTACAAAGAAAGTACATAAAGCAATCGTTGAAACAGATGATGGATACTCAAAGAGAGTTGGTTTCTCTGTTTTAATGGACTATGAAGAAATATGCGAGGCTCTTGTTGGTGATGATGCAATGAAAACTCATACTCATCAAGATGTATTAGCGTATATTAATCAGTTGAAAAATACTGAGGAAGAATTTAAATACCAAAATAATATAGCATAGGAGAAACAAGGAATGTACAAAGAAAAAGTAAAATTAGCACCCAAAGGTTTAGGTTTTTATAATGTAACCATAACTAAATCAACAACATTTGAAGATACCTTTGCTTATAGTGAAAAAGAAGCAGAGGAATTAGCACTTAGTAGTTTTTATGGTGGTGGTGGTCAAGGTGCATTAGATGGTGTATCTGCCGAGGCAGAAGCAGAATTGCAAACTGACGATAGAGCAGAAGTACAAGAGATGTATGAAGCATGTTGGAATGAAGAACCTATTGCCGAGCCGAGAGGTTAAGTAATGAATCCAAATAACAATAAGAATTTTAATGATGAGGCACTTAGGATTAATCGTGAACTCAAAAGAGAGAATGATGCACTTAAGCTAGAGATTAAAAGTCTTTGGTCTGACCTTTCCGAACTCGAAAAGCTATTAGCTAAATACAAAGAAACTTTTACTATTGATGAAATAAAAGAAGCATGGACTAGCTTGGCTAATGATGGTATTATAAGTGCTACTGATTTAGTAGAAGAACTAGAACAACGATTAAAATAAAGGAGAATAATAATGAATAAGATTATAATTGATATGCCAACGCCCGAACTTACAAAAGCAGTTGAAGAAAAGGTAAAGGAGATTTTCCCTGATATTCCTGTTGAGGGAGAAGATGAGTATGCTGACAAAGGTATGAGTCGTAGTGATTTCATAGACAAGGAGTACACATGAAAGGAGCAACAGAGAGTAACGAGTGGCTCAAAGAACTTGAGAAAGAATTGACAAGGAAGAACAA